AAGGGAGGAACGTACTCTACATTACAATGGAAATGGCAGAGGAAAAAATTGCTGAACGAATTGATGCAAACCTTTTAGATGTCTCAATACAGAATCTAACTGATTTACCAAAGACAATGTTTGAAAATAAAGTGACTGCTGTGTCAAAGAAAACACAAGGTCATTTGATTATTAAAGAATATCCAACTGCAGGTGCACACAGTGGACATTTTAAGACTTTATTAAATGAACTTTCGTTGAAAAAATCTTTTAGACCTGATATAATATTTGTAGATTATTTAAATATATGTGCATCGTCACGTTACAGAACTGGATCAAATGTCAATTCTTACTCATATATTAAAGCGATTGCAGAAGAACTCCGTGGTCTTGCAGTTGAGGCTAATGTACCTATCGTCTCCGCTACTCAGACGACTCGTTCTGGCTATGGTAGTAGTGATGTCGATCTTACTGACACAAGCGAGTCCTTTGGTTTACCTGCCACTGCTGATCTTATGTTTGCTCTTATTAGTACGGAGGAGCTTGAGGGGTTAAATCAGATAATGGTAAAACAACTTAAGAATCGATACAATGATCCTACTATCTTTAAGAGATTTGTTATTGGAATTGATCGTGCAAAGATGAGATTATATGACTGTGAGCAAAAGGCACAAGAAGATATTCTTGACAATGGAAAGGAAGAGGAGTATAATAAAGAGGATAAAGTTCCTAAAAAGACATTTGCTGAATTTAAATTTTGATAGTTCAAAGAGTTAAATGGTCAAGTGCCATTGTAATTCTTATCGCAATGGTTTTCCATGTGATGGGATGGACTCCTTGGAATAGTATTCTTCAGATGATAGGAGCTGCAGGTTGGGTTTATGTTGGGTTTAAAACTGGAGAACGTGCAATTATCTTAAATTTTCTTCCACAATTTTTCATCATAATACCTGGTCTCATCATTTTATATTTTATCAAATAACTTTATGTCTGGAGACTACAATACACATAATAACCAACAACCTCATATAAACTATGCAGGATCAAAAGTTGACTTGGATAAGTATGCTTTATTCGTGGATGGTGTCACATCCGATCCCAGTAAAGATTATCAATCTTTCCTTGAAAG